CAGATATATCAGCTAAAAAAGTAGATTTTCAAGATGGTAGCGTTTTAACAGAAACAGATTTAGATACAAACAGCGATCAGGTATTATTTGCTCAACAAGAAATTACAGATAAATTAGGTGGTATTGAAGAGGGAGCTACAGGAGATCAGACAGCAGCAGAGATTAGAACATTAGTAGAGAGTGCAACAGATAGTAATGTTTTTACTGACGCAGATCACACCAAATTAAACGGTATAGAAGCTTCTGCTACCGCAGATCAAACAGATGCAGAAATAAAAACAGCATACGAAAATAATAGTAATACAAATGCTTTTACTGATGCTGAAAAAACTAAGCTATCAGGCATCGAAGCTAGTGCAACAGCAAATCAAACTAATGAAGAAATACAAGATATTGTGGGAGCTATGCTTACAGGTAACACTGAATCAGGCATAACAGTAACGTATCAAGATGCAGATGGCACTATAGATTTTTCTGTTGCGTCACAAACTGACGAAAACTTTACAACAGCAGATCACAATAAATTAGATGGAATAGAAAGTGGAGCCACCGCAGATCAAACAGTAACAGAAATTAAAAGTCTTATAGCTGGAAGTCCTTTAGATTCTAGTCATCTTGCAGCAAACTCAGTTACAACTTCTGAAATAGCAGATGCAGAACTAACAACACTAGCTGGTATGCAATCTGCTACAGCTTCTAAGTTGGCTGATGCTACAGCTTTAACTTCTGATATTGCTGATCTAAACCAGTTAGATGGTATGGCAAAACAAACAACTATAACTGATGATGATACAAAGTTTCCTACATCTGGTGCAATCGTAGATTATGTAGCTGCACAAATAGCACCGATTGGTGGTCTAGAAGTTATAGCAACAGACGCAGCATTTCCTAATACACAACCGTCAGCAGGGGTAGTAATAAGTATTGCAGATGCAGGTGGTCTTGTAGTAAACGGATCTGGAACATCAACCACAGCCAGAACTGTAGGAGGATCTACAGTAACTATTAATAATATTAATTCAAGTTTTAATAGTTCTACTATTACTGCTGGTGTTGGTTTTTTAGTTAGTTCAACAGGATCAGGACAAATATATAACTTTCATAAAGCAGTTATAAGAGATCAAGATATTCTTAGTATTAGTTCAGATATAAATGATTTTGGTAATAGATATAGAGTTGGTAGTTCAAACCCGACATCTTCTTTAGATGCTGGTGATTTGTTTTACAATACAACGCTTCAAAAGTTATTAGTTTATAACGCTACATCTAGTGCTTGGGAAGAATCACAAGGTATTGGTAATTATTTTTTAACTTCATTTAATGAGTCTGTAGATGGTAGTAGACAAGATTTTACTATAACTAATGCACCACCTGTTGCTCAACAAATACTGTTAAGTATTAATGGTGTTATACAAAAACCTAATGCAGGTACGTCTACACCTTCAGAAGGTTTCGCTTTATCTGGTAGTACTATCAAACTAGCTGCTGCACCTGCTAGTAATTCAGATATTTTTGTTGTAGTAATGGGTACTGAAGTTAATATTGGTACTCCAAGCAACAATACAGTTTCAACAGCAATCCTACAAAACGGATCAGTCACAACGGCAAAGCTGGCAAATGATTCAGTGACAGGAGATAAGCTATCTAATAATTTAGATATACCTGATAATAATAAAATTAGATTTGGTACAGGTAATGATTTAGAAATTTATCACAATGGAAGTAATAGCTACATACAAGACAGTGGTACAGGAGCTTTAATTTTTAAAAGTAATAGTTATTCACTTAGAAATGCTGCTGATAGTGAACAAATAGCTGTTTTTGACGAAAACGGATCAGGATACTTATATTACGACAACAGCAAAAAACTTGAGACAACAAATTCTGGTGTAGATGTAACAGGTGTCCTTGACATAGAAAGAGGTAGTAGTTCTGGTACGGCTTTAAGTGTAAATACGACTGCTACATCAGGTGCTTCAAGAATAAAATTTAATGAGTCAGGCACTACTAAAGGACAAGTTGTATATTCACACGATAATAATCAAATAGAACTTGTTGGCGATTCTGGAAATGGTGCAGCCGTAATAGTAAATTTTAGTGAAAATGCTATAAAAGGAATTAGTAACGGAGCCGTAGAACTATATCACGACAACAGTAAAAAGATAGAAACAACTGCATCAGGAGCAACCGTAACAGGAAACATTGCAGTTACAGGAACAGTTGATGGTCGTGACGTAGCTGCTGATGGTAGTAAATTAGATGACTTGGTTTCAATTAAAGATTACGGTGCAAAGGGTGATGGTTCTACAAACGATACAACAGCTTTTTCTAATGCTTTAGCTTCTGAAAAAGGTATATATATTCCAGCAGGTACTTATATAATAAATTCCACTTTAAGTGTTACTAATAAAAACGTCACCATGATTGGTGCTGGTGAAAGGTTATCAATACTTAGATTTACTGGTGGTACAGATGGTTTGCAGTGGAACGAAACTACACCACTAAATTTTGGTGGTCCTGTACATTCTTTAATACTAGAAAAATTAGCTTTTGAAACTAACGTAACCATGAGTGGTTCGCCTGTAAATGCGTCTTGCACATCACCATTAGGTACTATTACGTCAGCAGTTTCGATGGAAAATATTGTAGCTAATATGACACCACTTTCATCAGGTGGTTGGACTAACGGATTTAGATTTAACAATATTAGAAATAGTAATATTATTGAATGTATTTTTAATGGTACAAATAATACTTCAACTTATGGTTTCAAATTTACAGGTCAATGTCTTGATACAAAAGCTGAAAGATGTCAAGCTGCTGGTCTTATTGCAGGTAGTGGTCAAGGATTTATTGTTGAAGGTACTTCTGAAGGAGTACAAATAATTAGTGCTTTAGTTATCGCTGCAAAAATTGGTGTAGATCATGTTACTACTGGTATGGAGCCATATCTCTCTGTTATAGGTTGTCATTTTAATACAATAGAATTTGGAATTAGAATGAGTAAAGGGCAACAATCTATTATTAGTAATAATTTATTTTATGCCAATACTGAATCGGCTTATGCGACTGTTGATTATGTAGGTGTCAATCTCAATGCTAATGCTGACAATAAATTTAATAGCATTACTGATAATATATTTCATGCACTTGGAAGATCTAATACACAAGATGATATAGGTATTAGATTTCAACATGGAGATTCAAACCTTATTGGTAATAATGTATTTATAGGTTTGAATACTGGAATACAAATACAAGCAGCTTCAACTAATACTCAATTAAGTGACAATAGATATAGTCAAGTTCTTAATCCTGAACTTCAAGAAGATACTACAACAGTTTCTTTAAGAGCAGACGGTAACAGATATATGATTACTGCTCATGGTAACAAAGATGTACAACTAGAATTAAAATCTGGTAGTGACGGATTAAAGTTATCTAATTTTAGTGATGGTAGTGCTGGTATAGAAAGCACAAATAATTCTGATATTAAATTCTTTACAAATGGTCAGAAAATGCAAATATCGCCTAATGGTAATATTGGCGCACCAAACGGATCAAACATACATAACGCATCAGATTCTAGGTTAAAACAGAATGTTGTTAATTTAGATAAAGGATTATCAGCTATAAATTCTTTAAGACCAGTTTCATTTAATTGGATAGATGGTTTTTGTGATGAAGAGAAAAATACTTTATATGGTTTTTTAGCACAAGAAGTACAAGCTGTAGATTCTAATTTAATAGATAAGTTTGGGATAGATGGCAAAGTACAAATTGGAGAAACAACTATAGAGAATACTCTTCGTGTAAATGAAAAATTTATAACTCCAATTCTTGTAAAAGCATTACAAGAATTATCCGCTAAAGTTGAAGTATTAGAAAGTAAAATAACTACATTGGAGAATAACTAAATGGCATTAACACAAGTAACTACACATGGCATAAAAGATGCAACCGTAGCTACTGCTGACATATCAAATGATTCGATCACGTCAGCTAAGATAATTTCAAATTCCATAACAAGTTCTGAACTAGCTAATGGTGCTGTAACAAATACAGAAGTAGCTTCTGATGCAGCAATAGCAGGGTCAAAGATTTCTCCTGATTTTGGATCACAAGATATAACTACTACAGGTCATTTAGATCTACCAGATAATTCAGAATTAAAACTTGGAACTGGTGATGATTTAAAAATTTTTCATGATGGTAGTTACAGCAGAATTAACTCACCAAGTCATGGACTAATTCTTCGTACTGATATGCTCCATGTTAATAATGGAGCAAATACTACATCACTATTAAGAGCAACTAGTAGTGCAGGCGTAGAGTTATATTATACCAATAGTAAAAAATTTGAGACTACAAGTATAGGTGTAAACGTTACTGGAAGATTGCAAGTAGATGGAGATGCATATTTTCTTGGAAGCACATCAGGAAGGAATATTATATTTGATAAGTCTGATCATGCTCTTGAGTTTGCTGATAATGCGTATGCTATGTTTGGTGATGATAGTGACTTACAAATTTATCACAGTGGAAGTAATAGCTCGATAGATCATAAAGGTACAGGTAGTCTTTTTATTCATGTCAATAATAATTTTACAGTTAAAGACTATTATTCAAATGACCTGCGTCTAACAGCTATTAAAGATGGTGCAGTAAACCTTTACTACGACAACTCAAATAAATTTCAAACAGTAACAGACGGTGTAAGAGTAACTGGACATCTCCATGCAAATGACAATTATCGTATAAGACTTGGTAATGGTAACGATTTACAAATTTATCACGATGGCACAAACAATATAATTAATACAACAACTGGTAGTCTTTTACATCAATATAACGGTACAACTGTAGCTCTTCAAACTGATACAAGACTAGGTTTTCAAGATAATAAAAAAGCTAGTTTTGGAACAGGTAATGATTTAGAGATTTATCACAACGGTTCTCATTCGTTTATTGACAATAGTACAGGAGAACTGTTAATTAGAAATACTTCTTCAAATTCCAATACTGTACAAATTAGAGGAAAAGGAGATGAAGATGGCTTAAGAGTTATTGGTAACGGTGCTGTAAACCTTTACTACGACAACAGTAAGAAGCTTGAAACTAATAGCGGTGGTGTCAATGTTATTGGTTCATTTACAGTAAACGGTTCTGCTATTAGTAGTGGTGGTCTTGGAAATGTTGTTGAAGATACTACACCACAGCTAGGCGGTGCTTTAGGCAGTAATGGTAACAATATACTCATGGCAGATAATGACCGAATAAAATTTGGTACAGGTCAAGATTTAGAAATTTATCACGATGGAAGCCACTCATATATCACAAATGGAAGTGCGTCTGGTGATATAAGATTGCGAGCAGCAGAATTTGTTGTTCAAAAACCTGACGGTAGCGAGCCAATGCTCAAGTGCATACAGAACGGAGCAGTAGAACTTTACCACAATAACAATAAAAAGTTTGAGACATATTCAAGTGGCGTTATTATCACAGGTAATTGCAATACAAGTGGAAATGACGATCACCCAGACAACTCTAAAGCAAGGTTTGGAACAAGTAATGATTTTCAAATTTATCACGATGGTAGTAATAATCAATTACTGGCAACTAACGGTCCAATACATGTGTACAATGGAGCGCCTTTTGAGTTAAGGAAGGGTTATGATGCTTCATATGAAACTATGCTTAAAGTTATTCCAAATGGAGCTGTAGAAGCATATTACGACAACAGTAAAAAGTTTGATACACTTTCAGATGGGGCAAGAGTTACAGGTAGACTTGTTGTTACAGGAAATTATGAAGCTGATGATAATAAAAAGATAACACTTGGAAATTCTCAAGATCTACAACTTTTCCACAATACTTATAATTACATCACCTATGCCAATAATCATTTAATGGTGACAGGAGATGGTTCAAATCATATTTATTTAAGACCTGTAAGTAATGAATATTCTGCTCAATTTTTTTGTCACGGAGCAGCGAAACTTTTCTACGATAACAGTAATAAATTAGAAACTACAAGCTCTGGTGTTCTTACAACAGGAGTTTTAAGAGTAGCTGATGGAACGCACAACAGTGGCAACAGAATTGCAGTTGGTACATCTCAAGATATATTAATATATCATATTGCTGGTAATGACTCTTACATCAGAAATAACACTGGTGATATGTATTTTCAGGGTAATAGAAGCGGCACTATTGTCAATAATATTAAATTTGAAAATTCTACTGGAGCTACGGAGTTATATTATAACAACAGTAAAATGTTCCAAACTACAAGTTATGGAACTGAGTTATTAAACAGGGCGCAATTTACTCAAAGTGCTAATGCTTTTGCTATGAAACTTGATGCTACAAATTCAGGTTATAGCACTAACATTATAAAAATTCATGCGACTAGAGGAGGTGCTAATAATTGGGCTTTCATTGCAGCCGATACAAATCATGGAGGATCTGCTGATCGTGAATTTACTTTAAGAGGTGATGGTCACGCTTTTGCAGATGCTAGTTGGAACGCCAATGGTGCTGACTATGCAGAATTTTTTGAGTCTACTGACGGATCTGCAATCGCTGTTGGTACAACTGTTGTATTAGAAAATAATAAGGTAAGAGCAGCTACATCTAGCGATGCTGTTGCTGATATTATTGGGGTTGTAAGACCTAAAGAACCGGCTCAAGCATCTACCACTATAGGAAATGCAGCTTGGAATAAATGGCAAAATAAATATCTTACAGATGACTTTGATCGTTATATCTTAGATGAACATAATGTTATTGAATGGACAGATGCAGACGGTAAAGAACACAGCTATGAATCTCACGCAATACCTTCAGATGTAAATGTACCAAGTAAACCTACAATTAGAACTCAAGATGAAGATGGTAATAAGTTTACTCATTATCGTTTAAATCCTAATTACAACTCTGAAAGAACATATGTTCCAAGACATGATCGTGACGAGTGGGTAATTGTTGGTTTGGTTGGACAGGTAAAAGTTTTAAAAGGACAAGCTGCAAATGATCGCTGGATAAAAATGAGAGATGTAAGTGATACAGTGCAAGAATATTTCATACGTTGAAAACATAGTACAATAAAGTTAAACTGTTTTTAAAAGTATTTTTATCATGGCTATTACTTGTACATGGGAAATTAACGGCACAGCTTGTAAAAGAGATGTTGCTGATGGTTATTACACTAACGTTGTCTATCGAGTAAAAGGAATGGACGGCACAGAAGAAAAGGCAAGACATACGGGAGAAATAACTTTTACCAAGCCTAGTTCTTTGCCTTCTGAATTTATTGCTTATGACACATCTAAAAAAACACCAGATCAAGCAACAATGATTACTTGGGTTAAAAATGCACTTGGAACGGATGCTGTTACTGCTTTAGAAGCTGGACTTAAAGCAGAAATAGATTTAATTAACACACCAGTACAAGCAACAGGAGTTGCATTTTAAATATGACAAAACCCACAGATGAAGAATTGCAAGCAGAACTACAGGAAGTAGTTACTAAGCACAATCAAGCACAGGAAATGGTAAGTCAATGTAAAAAAAGATATTGGGAATTAGAAGCTATAATTAAAGATAGAGCTACCCCTGAGTCTGATGCCACTTAAAGGAAAACAGTACAAAATTGATGTTGATGGTGACAAGAAGATCACCAGAAAAGATTTTATGATCTTGTCTAAAAATAGCAAGAAGAAGAAAAAGAATGGAAATAAATCTGCCTGAGTTACCAGATACAGATTATATTCTTACTCCACCCACAACAATTTTTTATCCACCTGTGGCAGAGATTCCATATTTAGACCCTTTACTTCTTCCAAGTCTGGAACAGGTAAAGTCGGGTTTGGGAGATCAGGGATCTTCTGCTGAAGAAGAAAAAGCATCTTCAACGGAGGAAGCGTTAGAAGTAAAACCAGAGACAATACCGAAAGACCTGCTAGACCCCAAAGAAACTTTATCAACTGAAGAAGCTATAGCTACCTTTACTATACCTTTTTTTGGTGAAATGCCTATACCTGCACCAGAGGTTATAGCTTCTAGTGTAATAGCAGCAGGTACAGCGTCAGTTGCTAGTGTGGTTGGCGGTATTGCTATGCAATCAGTATTAGCTTTCATCAAAAAAACATTTAAGAAAATTTTTACTAAAGTTCTTAAAAAAGAAGTCGCAAATGTGAAAGAAAAGATGGATAATAAAAAAGGTAGCTAGAGTTCACATACCTGTACGTGTGGCGTCTAAACTAGCTACTTAAATTTTTCTGCGTTGGCTTTTACATAACTTCGTATATTGATTACATCATTGCAGATGTATGCGAACTTAGACTCAGGGTTTATCATGTAGCCTGATGCGTGAAGCTGTCCGCACTTCAAGATACGAACAAGCTGCTTATCATGCACTTGCTTGTCTAGTTCTTCTTTGGCTAGGTCTAGCTTTACTTTTGCTAGTTCAGAACAAGTTTCATTATTAGTTCCAAGTGGAACCATAAAGCTCATCTGAAAACCCCAACCTTCGTTAATACTATATGTCTCTTCTCCTTGTGCATCATTACCTGTATAGAAAGGTGTAAATGCCATAGTAGGTTGACTGCATATTACATTTCCAAACTGCAACTTACCTGTCATTCCATTATTAACATTCATATTTTGATTGATAATACTAGAATTACCAATCGCATTAGGTTGAGCCTGTACGTTTGTATCGCCTTCGGCTTTTGCTTTATTACTGACTAAAGACAGACAAAGAAGTGATAACGCTAGTAGTCGTAATCGCATCTGTTTGTGTGATTTGTTCTGTTAATGCACTAGCAGCCCTCGTAGTGGTGCTTAGTGTCCATTCAGCTGTGTTATCTGTTGGTGTGAATACTGCATCACTAGCTGTAATACCACCGCTTGTTGCTGAAGTTACAGTAATATTTGTACCTTCGTAAGTGTTTAAAGCAGATCCATATTTTTCTGTGACTATGCTACGAGTAATAGTCTGAGTAGTATTTTCAGTTCTGTTACTAGAACCAGTAGTCCAAGAAGGTACACCGTTTGCGTAACAAGGTGCAGCTAAAAACAAACTTAGTAAGAGTAGCTTTTTCATTTGATGCCAACTTTAGAGTTCTTATTATCTACTATAGTATCTTTTTTCTTTTTTATTTGAAACCCAAGCGATGCAGTGGAAGCACTGAAAATACTTGCAATAAATGTCGGATCAAAATCTACAATCTTTTTGCCAGATGGCGGTTCGTAATATGAGAGAGATAATAATGTTGCTGACCAAAGAAGTACACAAACTTTAACTATGGTTTCTACTTTACTTGGTTCTTGATCTTCCATGAAAAGTTAAGACTCTTGTTTAATACTAGCAATGTAGCTATGTTTGGAAAGTAACACAATACTAATTATGCTGAAAATCTTAAAACCAGTATTACTAAGGTTCTTTACTACAACTGCTGTAAAACGACTTATCGTAGATTTGCTTCGTGCAATCTGTAAGCAGACCTCGAACACTCTTGATGACAGGGCTGTTGATATGTTAGAGCAACAGTTGTTTCCTAAAATGAACTGATATGAACCACAAAGAGTTTTTCAAGATCCTTGTTGGCAACCCACCGCCAGAAGTAGAGTTTGAGATTGAAGTTAAGCAACGTGAGACAGAACAACTACCTGATGAAGCTGTAAGGGCATACTGTTTAGACCTAGTTAAGTACACCAAGCTACAGGATTTGCTTTTAACTTCAGCAATAATGCGTATATCAGAAATAGAAACCAAACTATATCGCTATGAGAAAGGTATGAGACTATACAAAAAGGTTAGAAAACTAGGTTTTTTTGGTAAAATAAAGTATCTTCTATCTGGCAATACAGATCAGAAGTGATTATATTAATTAAAAACAAGACTAATCATGGATAAAAATTTTAAAATCCTAGAAAAGTTACATTTACTTCTTGCAAAAGAACTGACAGATAAGATTACAAGTGGCGAAGCAAAGGCAGGGGATCTAAACGTAGCTAGACAGTTTTTAAAAGATAATGGTATTGAGTGTATTCCTGTAGAAAACAACCCAATGGAAGAGCTTATGAATAACTTACCAGACTTAGATGCTGTACCTTTAGCAGATTTATAATTGCAACCACTACCAGAAAAACTACAAGACTTTAGATATTTCTTAATCGTTACTTGGAGACATCTAAACTTACCAGACCCTACACCTGTTCAGTTAGA